ATTGTTTATAGTAGGAATATACTTACTAATAACTTTAGATTTAATTCCACCATCTTTTAATAGATTAGCAATAACCTTAAATGAATTTAAATTTTTATTGATTTGACTAAGTTCAGATTCCCATTTGAGATGTTCTTCTTCATACTGACCAAGCTTTTGGATTTCTCTATCCAAATCTGGTTGCTCTTTCATTATTTCACTAGTAAGTTGATTCGACTCTAAAGCTAACCTTTGCTCTTCTTTAAGAAGAGAATTAACTTCATGCCTATCATTTAAAAGTTTTTTTGATAGCTCTTGAATAGTATTCACTTCTTCAAGAATAGCATTAAGCTTAATTTCTATTTCTTCAATACCAGAAGAATATTCATTCTGCTTTTCCTGCAATTCTAGTTTTCTTGATGATTTCCATTCTGTGGAAATTGATTGTTTGCATGTTGGGCAACTATCATTATCATCAAAAAAATTATACTCTCTACTAAGCTTATCTTGATTTTGGGTTATCTTAACTTTTAACTCTTTAAGCTTATCTAAAGTCTTTTGCTTCTTAGTTAATTCTTTTACTTTTGGTTCTAACTCTACAATCGAGATATCCAAATCAAACATTTCTGTTTGGATTTCTTGGATCCTATCAAGATTTGATTGTATCTTTACCTTCAACTTCTCAACATGCTCATCACTTACTTGCTTAAGATTATCAATATGATCCTTTTGCATGGTAAATTTTTGTTCAGCTAAACTTAGCTGATACTCACAATCCTTTAAATCTTCTTTAGTTATTTTAATTCGATCTTTTAAAATAACATTCATGTGAGTGAATATCTGAATATCTAAAAGATCTTCAATAACTTCTCTTCTATGAGCAGCAGGAAGTTGCATGAATGGAACAAATGTAGAACTACCAAGAATTACTACTTGAGTAAATGATTTGTAGTTTAATTTCAATACTGTCTGCTCTAGCCACTTTTGTTGATCTGTAGTAGCTGCAGCTTGATCTAATAAATTCCCATCACGATATATTTCAAAGACAGCAGGCTTAATGCCCCTACAGACTTTCCAAGAAGTAGAACCAATAGAAAAGTTAACCTCAACTAAGCAATCCTTTTCATTTATAGAATTGACTAATTGAGGTTTATTAATTTTCCTGAATGGTTTGTTAAACAGACAAAAACACAAAGCATCAAGAATAGTTGACTTTCCAGCACCGTTTGCTCCAACAATAAGAGTCGATGGGGATTCATTTAATTTTACCTCGGTAAAGTGGTTTCCTGTTGATAAAAAGTTTTTCCAGCGAATAGTTTCAAATATAATCATAATGGGGGGAAGACAATATCATTCTGAGTAATTATTGCATAATTATAACCATATGCATTGCAATTATCAACAATTATATCCTTTTCAACTTCATGCAATTCCAGTTCATCATCGAACATATCACTGGCTTGAAGTAAATTGCAATATCTTTCAGCGTCATCTTTTTCTTCAAATATCTGAACAACGCGATCTAAGGTATCATCATCTTTAACTGCATATACGCCCTTGCTTTCGGGATGAACTAAAATATACATTACAGTTCCAGTGCCTCCAAGTAAAGTGATTTAAGTATCACAAAGATTTCATCTTTGTTTTCCATTTCACTTACACATTTTTCTAAAATAGTAAGAGTATCTTCGGTTTCAATATTTTCTTGATCTTCTATTTCTACTCCAACATCTTCGACAATTTTTAAATCGGCACATCCTAAGCCTTGTAATTTTTTTATAGTCTTATTAAATAAGACATGATCATTTTTACTTTGAACAATTAACTTTACATAGCTTCCAGAGTATTCATATTGTGGAAGTTTAAACTCTTCACTATCATCATAGTATACCTTATAAAAGGTATCATAAGGATTTTGATAAAACTTTAGATCTAAAGTCTCAGTATCTAAAACATGGAATCCCCTCTTCTGTGCATAATCATTCCAATATAATTGATATGGATTACCAAGATATGTTATATTTCCACGCTTAGACTTCATGTGAAAGTGACCAGAACATACCAATTTAAATTTTTTAAATCGTTCTGGATCATCACCATGATCCATGACATGACCAGGAAGAGGCTCAAATCCATTAAGTTCTAAATGACCCATACAAACATTTGCCGTTGTATTGTCAATTAGCTCAAATGCCTCTTGTCTATTCTCGTCACAAATCCAAGGCAAACATAATATATCTATACCCCCAATAGTAGTCACGTTAGGTTTTGCAACAACATTTATGTTGGAATACTCACCTAAAAGCAACTCTGGGGCATTTACAGAAAGAGTATTTTTAAAATAAATATCATGATTTCCAACAAGCATAGTCATGGTAACTCCAAGCTCTTCCAATGGAGTGAACCACATTTCTTTTGCTGCTTCTAAGGAATTGAAGTTAATTGATTTACGACGATCAAAAGTATCACCTAAACAAATAACATGTGTGATACCTTCTTTTTTAATAAAGGGTAATACTACATTACCGTAATACTTTCTATATCTATCAATATAAGAAGTATTGTCATTTCTAACACCGAAGTGTTGATCAGTAATCAATAGAACTTTCATATTAATTATTTCTCATGCTAGTTTCTACTCGATTCTTAATACTGTTCATATCAGAGTATGAACCCGAATTATCATCTGCATAAAAAACTTCATCAAATCCAGATTTTTCTAGAAGCTTTTCCTTTATCTCCATTTGTCTTTTTTCTTTGCTTATTCTCCTTAAGAAAGCATAGTAAATAACTTGAGTGAAATATGCAAAGGGATTCGAAGATTTTGCTGGATCAAAATTATCAATATACTGCACACAATTTTCTACCCCATCACAGATCATATCTTCCCTATACATATAGTTAATAAAATTTGGTTTATATGATAGGTGCGTAGCTATTTTTAGGAAGCACTCTCCTAGATAATTATCTATTCTAGGTCTAGCCTTTTCTAATTCTTTAGCTGCATTAACTTTTTTCTTGTACACAACAAGGGCTTCCAAGAACTTTTTGTTATCAACGTAATGCTCTTTCTTTTTCATGGGTAGTCTGGTGATGGGCATCTTAACAAAAAATCTTTTTCACCTCAGTAGTATAGAGAAAAATCAATCTTTCGTCAAGGGGGGTTGACAAGCCCTAATAAACTAATTATAATCAACACTGTAGAGGGTTGAAACTTATAGTTTCTTAAAGATATCTTCTAAAAGCATTCTAGCTTCATTGACAGATGATACTTTTCCCATGTTCTTATTTAATGGAACTTCTTTGACTTCAGATTCTTCTAAGTTCTCATTCTTCAGCCATACCTTATACATGAATAATGATTCACTACTGAGAGGTGCAATAGTTAGAATTCTGTCTTCAGGAATAATATAAAGAATCTCATCAGAGAATGGGTACCACTTTACTAGTGTGTATCCCATTCCTTTTACGTTTTCTTTTTTTATTTCAGTAGTAACTATTTTAGCTGGATTCTGAATATAGACACGTTCAGATTCATCATCCATAGTGACAATGGTTTCACCTATAATTTCTTCTCCATTGAGAAGTTTTATACAGGCATAAAATTGCTCATCATGTTTGATGTAATCTAAACTCATTTTAGTTTAATCTCAGTAATTTCGTAATTGAATTTCTCTTCGTTGTATATCTTTATTCTCTCTATTAAATGTTTTAGTGTATAGTTTTGGAAATTTTCTTTTGACATATCATCAGCGATATCGTATAGAGTTGCTTCAGTTTTGTTATTTCCTTTTCTTAATACCCTACCTATTGACTGAAGATTTCTAACTCTTGATTTGCTTGGTGATGCAAATATAACATTATGTAAATTTTTGATATTGATACCAGTTGAAAATGTTCCATACGAAGCAATAATTATTGCGTCTTCCTCATTTTCACAAATAGCCCTAGCAGACTCTCTTAGTTCTGTTTCCACTCCACCATGAATAAAAAAGACCTTTCTCTTGTTTTTTACTTTATTATTTATCATCTCATACAAGACCTCACCATGGCGTTCAACGTATGAGAATAGAATTAAAGTGTTACCAGATATATCACAAGCTAAATTTTTAATTAAGTTATTTCTCTTTTCGTGGGAAATAATATAATCAATCTCATCTTGATATGTTTCATGTTTTACATAACCATGTTTCATCACAAGAATATTAACTTTTAGATTTGCTAGATATCCCTTTTCCTGCAACTCTTTAGTTTTGATAATTCTATTGCATTTGCCAAATAGCCCTTCTAACACTAATTTATTAGTGTGTGTTCCATCTAATGTTCCTGTTAATCCAATACGATATTTACAATCGTGCAATTTTGTTAGTATAGAAGTTAATGACTTTGCTTTAAATAAGTGAGCTTCATCTCCAATGATCGCATCGTATCTGTCGAAAAATCTTTTTGGTTCTTTATAAACTGATTGCCATGTGGAAATAACAACCTGAGCATCTACCCATTTTTCTTTACCAGAGTAAATTTTATGGCAGTATGCATCAGCCTTCCAGCCATAGTCTATGAAGTCTTTATAAAGCTGTTCGACCAAAGATGTAGTTGGAACAATAATTAAAATATTCCTATCTCTTTCAACATGCCATCTAACTAATCCATAAATGATTAAAGATTTTCCAGATGCAGTTGGAGATAGTAGAAGTCTTCTATTATTTTTTAGTGCTTCATAGATAGCTTTTAATTGATAATCTCTAGCTTTAAATGGTAAGCCAAGAGTTTTCATGTAAGCAACTATAGATTCTGGAGTTACAAATTCTTCAGTATCTTCTGGATGACCATAGAATTTTGAATCTTGAATCTCATATTGATAATTCCTCTCATTAAGCCATTCGATTAGATAATCGAAAAGCCCAACATACATTTCTCCAGTTCCTGGTGAATAAAGCCTAATTTTTCCATCCCAATATTTGTACCGATCATTTTTCTTCATGAACTTGGCTTCAGGAACTTCAAATGTGAAGTAATCTGATAGCTCTTTATGAACATGAGGTTCAGCGTCAATTCTTAGATAAACCTCATTCTTCTTTACTATCTTGATCATGCACCGCTCTCAAACCTTCTGTGTTCGATTGCATTCTTAATTTGATATGTTCTATTTGTTAATTGCTTAAGAATGCTTTCAATATAATTTATAAGTGTTTCAAGATATGAAATTTTTAAAGAACCTTTTTGGAACTCTTCATCCGCTTCAATATACATTGGAATGTCATTCTTCATGACTTTATGATCAAAAGGATTATCCCTATAAACTTCTTTTGGTGCTTTACCAGCGTAGTATTCGTATTTTTCTTTGTATAATTTTTTCTGTTTCATTTGAGCTTCCTTGAGCATCAAATAAAACTGATTATATAAAATCATATACTTTTGATGAAGTTGTGGTATTTTTACTGATTCTAAATCGAGATTAAACTCATTCATTTTCGAATCGGTTTCCCACAATTCTTGTATCTTTTCAAGATTCATAGTAATTTAAATCAAGTTAGTTTAGTAATTTTAGCACCATCTATAGTTCTTATTTCATAGTAAGAATATTGGAATGATGCCTGAGCTACAAAGTAATTAGTGCTATCTTCGTTGGCTGAGAATTCCAAGGTTTGTAAACTTGTTGGGATTAGATCTTTAAATGACACATCAAACTTTGCCGAAAAGTTACTATTCAAAATAGCCAGAGAACCATCTGCAGTTAATGAGTCATTACCAAACTCTTCTTTCATTTTTTCACGATATGCATTACGATCTCTAAATTCATTCGGAACACCAATTCCCTTAAGCCAGTTATGTAAAATAATATAGTTGTCTAAGTTTTCATCAACTAGGAATGTAATATTCAATGAATCATATGCAAAGCTACCATCTAAAGGAATAGATCTAAATGGAGTTGGCTGCATGGGAGTTCCAACACTAATTCCTGGTATATTTGCACTCTGACAAAAGTATGCAATTTTTGGGAACTTAGCTAGGGTAAACTTAAATCCAGAAGGAGATAAGAAATTTCTGTTTTCAATCTGTTTATTCCAAGACATGGTGAAGTGTCGTTTATTTTTATTTAGATATAAAAAAAGATCCCCCGAAGGGGATCTTTGAATTGAGCCCTATAGGGCTTAGCTCACATGAGGTTAGCGATTCTAACTCTTCTGTAGTAGCGGTTTGCGTTAGCATTAAGAGCACCTTGACCCTGGCTAGTGCCTTCTGCGAATGGGTTTGCAACCATTCCGTAACGGGTCTTGAAGCCGATCTTAGGCTGGAAGGTATCCTGACCAACTGCACGAACCATCTGAAGAGGAACGTATGGGCAGTAGAAGAGACCAGCATCATAAGGAGTTGAACCCTTATAACCAGCAACATAGAAGTGAGTATCACTGATGTTTGCTGAGTAAGGATCAACGAATACCTTAACACGACCGAATAGAGTACCAGCAAGGGTGCTACCATTGTCATCGATATTGTTGCTGATTCCACCAGTTGCAGCTGATAGACCAGATGAATAATCGAGAACACCAGCCATTGCTAGAGCGGATGCTACGTCTGCTGAGCAGATTAGCATGTTGCCCTTTCCTCTACGAGTCTCATGACCGATTGCATTTAGATCGCGCTCGATTTGGAACATTAGACCCTTGAACTTCTCAACAGCCCAACGACCGTTTGAGTCAACATCAAGGTCAAAAGTACCAGCGGTAGCAACGTTGTTCTGAGCACCAGGGCGAGCAATTCTATATACGGTTCTTACTACCTCGCGGTTGATTTCAGCAAGAACTTCAGTGCTGAGGATGTTTGCTAGCTCGCTTTCAGCATCTAGACCGTGAACAGCCTTAAGATCCTGAGCTAGTTCTAGAGTATACTCAGCTTTTAGTGCTCTTGACTTAACACCAACTTGAATCTTCTCGATTGAGAAGCCCATTTCGCGGAAGTGATTACCCGAACCATCACCTAGAGCTTCCGACTGAGCGGTTGTCATGCCCTGACCACCAATGGTGTAGGTTCCGCTGTCGTTTAGAACTGCAGGGTTAGTTCCAGTCATATCATTGGAAGCCAACGAATCACCACTGTTCTCAGATGAGAACTCAGAATCTGCTTCGTTGAAGAATGCTTCGGTTGCACCATTCTGCATATCACGATTGGTGCCATAAGTAGTTCTCATTGCGAAAATGAGACCTGTAGGACCTTGGAGAGGCTGAACACCACAAATGTCATAAGCAATAAGCTTAGGCATTGAGCGGCGAATTAGGCTGATTAGAACAGGATCGAAACCAGCGACAGGACCAGTCGATGTAGCTGCGCCAGTGAAGCCGTTGCTTGAAC